GGGCGTAAAAAAGACCGCTGCCTTGGATATCCTAGGGAACTCCAGTAGAAACACATGGAGATCTCTGGAGGGGAGGGACTTCTCGGCAATGGCCTTATTTGACGACCAGACGTTGATCGCGATAGCCGGTCACCATTGGAGATACCTACTGTCAAAAATTGGGTAATTAACGGCAGTGAATTGGATTGTTCCGCGGACCATCCTTAACGCATGCAAACGACGCCTAGGAGCGACAAAGCATGCGTGCAGTCACCGAAATCCACAAAGTCCCGGAAACCCTTCCCTCGGTTGGGTTCTCCCGCTGGAGTCAGCTCCAGTATTTCATCCCCGTAAGCCGCGAGACATGGCGGAAGCTGGTTAAGGACGGGCGGGCACCTCAGCCCCAACGCTGGACCGAGCGCTGCACCGTCTACAGCAATGCGGAGGTACATCGCTGGATGCAGAATCCGGCCGCCTACCAAGCGCAAGCAATCGCTGCGTAAGGGGGCGCCATGTCGGAAAAAACAAAAGCCGCTCCCAACGAGGAAGCGGCTAAATCTCAAAAGCAAACTCAGTCTAGTCCAAATTCCACCGCCGCGCAGCGGGATCGCATTCTTACGGCTCTCCGAAAGGGGCCGCTGACTACGCTCCAAGCTCGCAGCGAATTGGACACGCTGCATCCGGCCGCCCGCGTTCAGGAGCTGCGGGCAGAGGGGCACCTCATCACTACCGTGTGGACCTGGGACTTCGGCGCGTCCGGATTCCCTCATCGCGTCGCCCGGTATGTGCTGACGCCGGAGGTGAGCGTATGACCGCCGTACTCACTCGCCCAGCTACAGCGCCCATGGCGTCCCGCCATCTTCGCCGAATTCCGCACGGCGGTATCGCCTTGTACGAGACGCTGAAGGCGGCATGGCTCTCTGCCAATCCCGATGCATCTCCTGCCGACTATGAGGCAGCCATGGTGCGCTTTGCGCGTTTGGCGGGGGTGTGACCATGCGTACGCTCATCAAGCGCCTAGTCATCTTCGCCTGGAATCACAGCTGGATCAGGACGCGGACGGTGGTTTGGGCTTTCCGTCTCTTCAACCTGCGGGAGGCGTAATGTCGCTACGTGCCATGACCCAGGTGTGGGATCGCTTTCCGCGAGGCGGCTCGCACATGCTCGTTGCTCTCGCTTTGGCTGATTGGTGCGATGACGACGGCCGCTCCCTATACCCATCAATCAAGAAGGTAGCCGCCAAATGCCGCCTGTCTGCGGTTCAGGCGAGGCGCATCGTGCACGACCTCATTGAGGACGGCTATCTGGAAGTTATCGGCAACGCCGCAGGCGGAGCCCCTGGTTGCAGCCGCCGGTATCTGTTCAGGATCGACCGCTTGACGGATATCGCCAGTGATACCCCTATCGCTGGTGATAGGACTCCCATGCAAGATCGAGACGACTCTCATGGGCGATCGGAGACCCCTATCACTGGCGAGAGCCAAACCGTCATTGAACCGTCAATAACCGTCAAGAGAACGCACACGTCGAAAAATCGTGCGAAATCTGCGAACGGAAAAATTCCATTGCCGGAAGGTTTCGCCATCTCGGCAGGCGTGCGGAAGTGGGCGATTGAAAACGGGCACAAGAACCTGGAGGCCCACCTTGAGTATTTCCTTGACACCATCCGCGCGAAGGGCAGCCGTTACGTCGATTGGGATGCGGCGTTCAAGACGGCCGTGCGCGCTGACTGGGCCGGCCTGAGCCGCAGGCAGCAGGGTCGCCACGGCGGAACTGAAGCCAACTTTGCAAACTGAGGAGACGGCATGAACTGGAACGAAGTTTCGAACCGTCTCGCCCAGGAAGCCGAAGCTGTTGCGGGGATGCTGCTGCCCAACGGCAAGCGTCAAGGCCCCGAATGGGTTGCTGGCAGCGTTGAGGGCGAAGCTGGTGAATCGCTCAAGGTGCGCATCACCGGCAACAAGGCGGGGGTTTGGAAGGACTTCGCCACCGGCGATGCGGGCGACCTCGTAGACCTGTGGGCAGCCGCAAAGCGAATAACGCTCAAGGAAGCGTTTTTTGAAGCACACCGCTACCTCGGTATACCCGACCCGTCTTTCGTGGCTCCTAGCCGGGTCTATTCGCGTCCTAGCCGCCCTGCAGTGGTGAGCCCTGCTGGTCGAGTGCTCAAGTATCTGACCGAAGAGCGGAAGTTGTCCCTGGAGACGATCCGCGCGTTCAAGGTTGCCGCGAGCAAGGAGGACGATGCGATTGTCTTTCCGTACCTGCGGGATGCCGATCTGATCAACCTAAAGCATCTCGCACTCGAGCGCGACAGCAAGGGCAAGAAGCGCACTTGGCAATCGGCGGGTGCTGAGCCGTGCCTGTTCGGGTGGGATCTGGTTCCCGACAGCGCCAAGGCCGTGTTGATCGTAGAGGGCGAACTGGATGCCATGAGCCTCTACGAGTACGGCATCGCGGCTCTGTCAGTCAATCAGGGCGCCGGGAACCACCAATGGATCGACAGCGATTTTGATCGCCTGGAGCGCTTCCCGGAGATCTTCCTCTGGTTCGACAACGACGATGTCGGGCAGAAGGGCGCGCGCGAAGTGGCGCAACGATTGGGCCTGGATCGCTGCCGGATCGTCAAATTCCGCCTGAAGGATGCCAACGAGGCATTGCAACAAGGCGTGACGGCAGAAGAAATCGGCGAAGCGCTGGATGCTGCGGAGCGTATTGAGCCGACCGACCTCCGTACGCCTGCCGCGTATCTAGATGACGTGCTGGCGATGTTCCGGGATGGTCCCGTCAACACCGTTGGCGCGGCGCTTCCGTGGCCGGCATGGTCCGACAAGGTGCGACTGCGCCCGGCAGAACTGTCCGTTTGGACCGGCATCAACGGTCACGGCAAGAGCGACCTGTTGGGCCAGGTATGCGTGGACCTGGTTCGACAAGGCGAGCGGGTTTGCATCTTCTCCGGCGAGATGAAGCCTGCCACGGTGCTACGCCATTTGACCATTCAGGCTTGCGCTACCTCAACGCCGACCGAGAGGTTTGTGCGTGCCGCAAATGACTGGATGTGCGGCGCTCTCTGGCTCTACGCACATGTCGGCACGATCAGCCAAGACAGCCTGATGGAGGCGTTCCGCTACGCAGCCAAGCGCTACCGCGTCACCCATTTCGTTGTGGATTCGCTCCTGAAGTGCGGCATCGCAGAAGACGACTACAAGGCGCAGAAGGCGTTTCTGGATCGCTTGTGCGACTTCAAGAACGAGTTCAACGCACACGTCCACCTGGTGGCCCACGCCCGCAAGGGTGAAAGCGAGGACAAGGCACCCGGCAAGTTGGATGTTCGTGGTGCTGGCGCCATCACTGACCTGGCCGACAACGTCTTCACGGTCTGGCGTAACAAGCGCAAGGAGCTTGCCGGGGAAGAGGCGGACGGCGATGTGGAAGACGCCCGTCTGTACTGCCACAAGCAGCGCGCAACCGGCTACGAGGGTGCGTTACGGCTTTGGTTTGACACCGGCAGCCTGCAGTTCAGCCAACGGGCGAATTGGCACGCGCGACCAGCTTTCGACTTTTCGGCCATCGCAACCCAACCGCCTGCGATCCACGCGTAACAGCTGATTTTTTCAGAGGAATAGCAACGCAATGGCATTTCAGAAAGGGCAAAGCGGTAATCCGGCAGGCAAACCCAAGGGCGCCAAGGACAAACGCACGGCGCTGCGGGAGTTGCTGCAGCCGCACGCCGAGCAGCTCGTGCAGAAGGCAGTGAAGCTGGCACTGGACGGCGACACCACAGCGCTATCTGCGCAGTTGATTGGTAAGCAAACCCTTCAATCTTTACCCCAACGCCAGCGCGGCGGCTCGCCTTTCCACCAGCAAACCAGCACCAGCAACGCCGTCATACCCAACACGTACAACGCAAAGCTCGACTGTGTGCGCCCTGGGGGAAGCCCGACGATGCCCGCCACCAGCAGTACGGCATAGATGGCGAGCACCACCCAGCCCTGCCAACGCGAAGGCAAGCCCCATCCCCAACCGTAGCGCTTGGCGGGGAACCAGTACCCGTTGGAATTGGTAGGCATCGTTGTCTGA